AAGGCTTCCGCAGAGGAGGTCGAGCTGTATGGGGCGGATTAAACTCTCCGGCAACCAACTGGCGCAGGCCCTCAACGAGGAGCTCACGCTCTACAGCGAGCAGGTGGAGGACGCCCTGATCGAGGCGACACGCGAGGCCACGGTCGACCTGGTCCGCAAGACCCGAGCGACCGCGCCGAAGCGCAGCGGAGACTTCCGCAGGCACATCGCTGGCGACTTCCGTGGTCTGAAGCGAGGCATCCGCAACCCGCACGCCGTGTGGTACGTGAAAGCCCCGCACCACAGGCGCACGCATCTGCTGGTGCATGGTCACGCCAAGAGAGGCGGCGGCAGGGTCGATGGTGATCCATTCCTGCACAACGCCCTGAACGAGGTGCTGCCAGCCTATGAGAACGCAGTCAAGGAGGCCCTGACAAAATGATAAATCAAATTTTATCAGCCGCACAAATCAATCACAGACAGGGCCGCTTCGTCCGCGAGCCGGAGGGCACCTACGCGGTCTACTTCGATGACGTCGAGGTGGAGATCGTCGACCGTGTCCCAGGCATCGCAGGAGCGCCCCGAATTTTACACCACACGGCGCGGGTGGAATTGTACGAACAAAAACCCGACCCCGCCGCTGAGGCCGCCCTGGAGGCGGAATTTGACGCCAGGGGGCTGCCCTGGACCAAAGAGGACCGCTACTGGCTGGACGACGTCCTGCGGTACCAAGTCCTTTATGAAACCAACTACACAGAAAAATCCTAAAGGAGGATAGAACCATGGCAAAGGGAGATAACAAGAAAATCACGCTGGGCTCTGGCAAGCTCTACGCAGCGGAGTTCGACAGCGCCAACTTCACCGTGGACGCGGTCTGCGTGGCGGGCAATCTGCTGGGCTACATCAAGGGCGGCGCTGCTCTTGAATACACCGAGGAGCCCTACGAGGAAAAGGACGACCTGGGCCTCGTCTCCAAGGTCATCACCGCCAGCGAGACCGCGACCCTCAAGTGCGGCCTGATCACCTGGAACGGTGAAACGCTGCAGAAGCTGGTCGACCGCTGCGCGGTGAGCACGGAAAACGGCAAGCGCATCGTCAAGATCGGCGGCGCAAGCAACGCGCAGGGCAAGTACTACGCGATCTGCTTCCATCACGAGGACAAGGACAGTGGCGACATGTGGGTGCTGATCAAGGGCCGCAACACTGCGGGCTTCACCATCACCTACAGCACCGAGGCTGGTTCCCTGATCGAGCCCGAGTTCAAGGCAATGCCGCAGGACGACGAAGGCACCCTGATCCAGCTGATCGAGGAGACCGCTACGACCTAACGCCAAGAGGCGGGAGCACCCGCTCCTGCCTCTTTTTCACCCTAACAGAAAGGAGCCAATGACATGGCAAAAGTGCTTGATTTTAACGCTATCGAGCGCCCCGTGCTGGAGCTGATCATGCAAGACGCCGCGCGCACGCATATCAGGGTGAGCACACCGACCGAGAGCCTGGTGGAGGAGCTGGCAGAGCTGGCGCCTCAGCTGGAGAAGGTGCTGCAGTCCAAGGACGCGGAGAGCGTCAAGGCCATCTATGACCTGGCGGCGCGCCTGATCAACTGCAACCGCGACCTCATCAAGGTGACTCCCGAGGAGCTGCGCGACAAGTACAGCATGAACTTCGAGAGCCTGGTGATCTTTTTCGGGGCATACGTTGATTTTATCAACGAAATGACTAACGCAAAAAACTGACCCTCCCCTACTATCCCTCAGGGGATAGCCAGGGGGGTCATCAATATACCACTACATCCTGGGGGCTGCGCCTGGTCGCGGACTACACAGGGCTGAACTTCCACGAGGTCAGGGCTCTGGACTACCTGCAGTACCTGATCTGGCGCCGCGACGCGTTTATCTATGCGTACAGCCGCACGCCAGAGGGCCAGGAGTACCTGGACAACGCCTGGCGCATGGAGCAGACAGAGCCCGACCGTGCTGCCCTTCGTAAAAAGCTAAAGAGAAAGGAGGGCGCACAGCATGGCGACGAATAAGATCAAGGGCTTGACGATCGAGATCGGTGGCGACACCACGAAGCTGGGCAAGGCGCTGGACAGCGTCAACAATAAGTCCCGCGACCTGTCCGCAGAGCTCGGTCAGATCAACCGCATGCTCAAGCTGGACCCCGGCAACACCGAGCTGCTGGCACAGAAGCAGAAGGTGCTGGCCGAGGCCGTGGAAAATACCAAGAGTAAGCTGGACACCCTGCGCGAGGCTGAGAAGCAGGTGCAGGAGCAGTTCAAGCGCGGCGAGGTCTCCGAGGCGCAGGTCCGAGAGCTGCAGCGTGAGATCATAGCCACGACCAAGAAGCTGGACCAGTACGAGAACGCCATCAAGGAAACGACCCGCGCCACTGACGACCTGGGCGACGCTACCGAGGAGACCAAGCGGGACATCGAGGGGGTCAACACCTCCCTGGCCGACTTCGCAGAAAATGGCCTCAAGGGCGTGGTCGGCGCTGCTACGGCAGCAGTCACGGCTCTGGTCGCTATGACCGAGAGCACCCGCGACTACCGCACCGAGATGGGCAAGCTGAACACCGCCTTCACGGACAACGGGCACTCGGGCGCAGCTGCCACGGCAGCCTATAAAGAGCTGCAGAGCATCCTGGGCGAGACCGACCAAGCAGTGGAGGCAGCCAACCACCTGGCGAAGCTGACCGACAACGAGAAGGACCTGGCGACCTGGACGGGCGACATCCTGCCGGGCGTGTTCGCTACCTTCGGCGCGAGCCTTCCCATCGAGGGCCTGACCGAGGCGGCCAACGAGACGGCCAAGGTGGCGAAGGTCACGGGCCCGCTGGCCGACGCGCTCAACTGGGCGGGCGTCAGCGAGGACGCATTCAACGAGAGCCTGGCAAAGTGCACCACCGAGCAGGAGCGCCAGGCACTGATCACCGAGACCCTGAACGGTCTCTACGGCGAGGCCTCTGCCAAGTATAAAGAGACCAACGCGGAAGTGATCGCGGCCAACAAGGCCAACGAGGAAATGACGGCGAGCATGGCAAAGGTGGGCGAGGAGCTGGAGCCCCTGCTGACCGAGATCAAGCTCATGGGCGCGGAGCTCCTGGTGGAGCTGATCCCCGCCGTGCGCTGGACCATCGACAACCTGCCCGCGGTCGGCGTAGCAGCCACAGGCGTGGCTGCAGCCATCGTAGCGTTCAGGGTCGCAGCACTCTCTGCGAAGCTGGCAGCCGAGGGCATGACCATCGCGCAGTGGGCACTCAACGCAGCCATGAGCGCCAACCCCATCGGCCTCGTGATCCTGGCGGTCACCGCGCTGGTGACGGCGATCGTGCTGCTGTGGAAAAATTCGGACGCATTCCGCGAGGCCTGGATCAAGATCTGGAACAAGATCAAGGGAGCGGTCTCCGATGCTGTCAAGGGCGTCAAGGAAAGCGCGACCAAGATCGCGAACACCATCAAGGAGACCCTGGAGGGCGCGGTCGATAAGGTCAAGAAAATCGGCGGCGACCTGGTGACCGGACTGTGGACAGGCGTCAAGGACAAGCTGTCCTGGCTCAAGGGCAAGCTCAAGGGCTTCACGAAGGAAGTGCTGGGCAGCATCAAGGACTTTTTCGGGGTGCACTCCCCGTCTACCGAGACCGCCTGGATCGGTGAGATGCTGGACCAAGGCCTGGCGAAGGGCGTGGAGGACCACGCTGCTGACCCGGTCAAGGCCATGCGCACCGTGACCAAGGGCGTGCTGAGCGCAGCGGAGGACGCGAACGGGCTGTCCATCGAGCGCAGCGCGCGCCAGGTGGGAGCGCAGGCCGTGGGAGCCAATGTCCTGGCAGGTGCTGACGTTCTGGCGAAGCTGGACGGCATCCTGAGCGCCATCGAGCGGGGCCAGGTGCTGACCATCGACGGCACCACTCTGGTCGGATCCACACTGACCACATACGACGCAAAACTGGGACAGCGCAGAGCGCTGGCAGCAAGGGGGGCACTGTAAATGGCAAAGCGTGGCATGATAATCGGCAGCTACTACACCAACGTGCGGTGGATCCTGGCGTCCTGGGTGCTTGAAGCGCCCGAGCAGGTCACCGACCTGGTGGACGTTCCCGGTCGTCGCAAGGGTCCGCTGGACCTGAGCACGGCGCTGACAGACGGCGACCCCGTCTACGGCAGCCGCCTCCTGGAGGCGACCTTCGAGTGCTCCGAGGGCACGCGCATGGAGCGCGAGGCCTGGATCGACGAGATGATCAACAGCCTGGACGGCTACACCCACCACATCGTACTACCGGACGACCCGCTCCACTACCTGGTGGGGAGGGTGAACGTCAAAAGACTATACAACGACCTGGCGCATGCTTCGGTCCAGGTGGTCGCCACGTGCGAGCCCTGGCGCTACAGCGTCGCGGAGACCATGGTCACCCTGATCGCTACAGAGCAGGAGCAGACGGCGACGCTGCCGAACAACGGCCGCCGGGCTGTGGTGCCGACGCTGACCGTCACGGGCGGCGACTTCCGCCTGGTGGCGGGAGCCTACTCCTGGACGCTGGGCAAGGGCACCTATATGCTGCCGGATCTGCTCATGCGCAGAGGCGGCCAGGTGATCACCTACAGCGGCAGCGGCGTGCTGACCGCGACCTACAGAGAGGCGGTGCTGTGACATGGCTGTGCGAGTTTACGCAGACGGCGAGCTGATCTTTGACAGCCGCCTCCCTGGCCAGGAGCTGCTGGGGCTATCCGTCGAGCTGGGCGAGGACGTGGCAGGCACGGCCACCGTGGTCATGCCGCCCAACCATCCGGCGATCGGCAGCTTCACCAGCTACCGCACCGAGGTCAACATCTACCGCGACGCGGAGCACATATTCCGCGGGCGCGCGCTGTACCCGCACGACGACTTCCTGCGCCGCAGGACCATCACCTGCGAGGGCGAGCGCAACTTCCTGCGCGACGGTGTGATCCGCCCGTACAAGTTCGACAACGAGCCCGCCGGTGTGTTCCGCGACGTCCTGGCGCAGTATAATGCGCAGGTCGAGGCGTTCAAGCAGTTCAGGGTGGGCCGCGTAACGGTCACCGACCCCAGCGGCAACATCAAGCTGGAGAGCGAGAGCGCCGAGTACATCGTGGACACCATCGACAAGCTGGTGGAGCGCTGCGGCGGCTATGTCACATTTACGACCGCGGAGGACGGC